ACCAGATCGTCAGAAAGGCTGCGGCTGAAGGTATCGCCGATATCAAGAATGCTCCGGCGGCTTCCACAGCTCAGGCTATTGGCGTTCCGGTCATCACTGCCGCTCCGGCTATCACCACGATCCCCACGGCGGCGGCAAATCTTACCGATGAGGCCACCAATGTGGTCGTGGTCATGAACAGACTGACTGAGGTGGATTTCCTCGCGGCACAGGCGGCTGGAAGCTTCAATATCGATCCGTTTGCCGGTCTTCCGAGAGTCTATACTTCTGCTCTGAAGGCATACAGCGCGGCATCTTCCGGTGAGACCTATGCCATCGTTGGCGATCTGTCTGCGCTTCAGTTCAACTATCCCGAAGGTGACGGCATCGTGCTGAAGTATGATGACCTTTCCCTTGCGGAAGATGACCTTGTCAAGATCGTGGGCCGCCAGTACACCGCACATGGCGTGACCGCTCCCGGCAGACTGGTGAAGGTCGCCAAGGCTTAATGAAAGTTAAGCTTCTCAGAGATACAAGAATATGGCACAAGGCCGGGGAAGTCGTTGATGCTTCTCCGGCAGAGGTGTCATTCCTTGTGTCTGTTGGCTCTGCCGAAGTGGTGGCGGAATCTGAAGCGGTGGAGATTCCAGAACAGCTTCCCGCAACGGCAGAAGTGCCGGAAACACCGAAGAAACGCGGCAGAAAGAAAAACTGATGGGGGTGCGGCATGGCGTTACTCGACAAAGTGAAGGCGGCGTGCCGTGTGACATCGACCGCCTATAACGATGAGTTGGTGGACATGATTGAAGCCGCCCTGGCGGACATGGGAATCACGGACATCAAACCGGAAGTTTTAACAGTGTTTGACACAGACCCACTTATTCAGCGGGCTGTGATTACATACTGCCGCATGAACTTCGGATATCAGGATGATATCAATTACGACCGGCTGAAGGCTTCCTATGATGAGCAGAAAAGTCAGTTGCTCATGTCCGGGAAGTATACGGATTGGGGTGATTCTGGTGCGTGATGGCGGTATTTTAACTTTCTATGCATTGCAGAACATCGCCGAACCGGGAATGATGCCTGTCAAGAAACTGGCAAGCACCGGCACGGCGTTTTTTGCTTACCGCACTGCCGGAGTTACACGGCGGTATGAAGCAAAAGGCGCAAATGCCGAGTTTGACCATTTGGTTAGGTGCTTCCACATGATGGAGTTACCGGAAGGCACACAGTATGTGATTCTTGACGGCGATGCCAACCAGTATCAGATTGATATCGCTGAACCGATGGTTGACCAAGATGCTATTGACCTGACGCTGATCAGAGTGGGGGAATTGTATGAGGTCGTTACAGAGTAAGTTAATTACGGTGCGTGATGCACTGCTTACCGTGACGGTATCATGCTACCATTACCGCCGTCCGGCAGAGGTCGAAAAGAATTACATCGTATGGCAAGAGGATTCCGAAGAAGAATCCTTCGATGCTGACAATCGCAAGAGTGAACAGCAGATTCACGGCACCATTGATTATTTCACCCAGACGGAATTTGATGCAATCACCGACAGCATCCAGAATGCGTTGGATGAAGCAGAAGTTGGATTCCGGCTGAATTCGGTGGACTATGAAGATGACACCAAGCTGATTCACTATGAATGGGAATTCTGGGTGGTGTAGCCATGGGGTACAAAGTTGGAAGTGGGATTGATAAGTACATCGAAAATCTCACGAATCTGGCGTTGGAATCTGATGAGATGGTGAAACGCGCAGTATATGACGGCATGGCTGTTGTGGCTGATGCCATCACGGCAAGCATCGGCGGGATTCCGACCGGATCCGGCAAGGATGGCAAAATCACAGCAGAAGAACGTGAATCACTGCGCAACGGCTTCGGTATTTCCAAGATTGAAAATCGCGGTGATAGCATCAATGTCAAAACCGGCTTTGCGGGGCGCAACAAGGACGGAACCGCCAATGTGGTGGTGGCACGGCGTGTGGAAAGCGGTACTTCTAAAACCGCTAAGTATCCATTCGTTAGCCGGGCTGTGAGTGCATCACGGTCTGCCGCCGAACAGGCCATAGCAAAGTCACTGGATGAACAAATCAACAAAACTATGAGTTGAGCTGCAAGGCTCTTTTTTTAATGGGGGTATAACACAATGGCTGTTGGAAAAGTTGGAACAGGCTTTTCGCATCCGTGGGTAGCCGCCTACTCTGCAACCGGCGGAGTGGTGTCTTACTCCAACGCAATGGCACTTGGTCGCGGCGTAAGCATGACCATTTCGCCTGAGTCTTCGGACGATAATATTTTTTATGCTGACAATGTGGCGGCAGAGACCGCACCCGGCACGTTCACCGGCGGCACGGCAACGGTCGTGATCGATGGGCTTCTGGAAGAGACCGAGACTTTCATCTTCGGGCTTCCGGCGGCGGCATCTGTTAGTGATGTTTCCGTGCTTAAGTATGGCGACAGCGCACAGCCGCCGTATATCGCCCTGGGCGGTCTTATCCGGCACCAGAATGAAGGCGTGGTGACATGGTCGTTCGCGATCCTGACCAAGATGCGCTTCAGCCTTCCGACCACGGAAGCTTCCACACAGGAAGAGGCAATCTCTTGGCAGACCCAGAGCCTTGAGGCGACCATCATGCGTGATGACACTGCGGAACACGCGTGGAAGATGGTCTCTGCCACGGAATACAGCACTGAGGCGGCGGCACTTACTGCCATGAAGAAAGTGCTTGGTGTCGCGTAACTAAGAAGGGAGAACGCTACATGATCATTAACGGAAAAGAGGTGCGGTTCTGCCGGACGGTGTGGAGCAATTGCAAGATGACGGAAGCCGCGCCAGACCATGACCTTGAAAAGTTTTACGCCAAGTTTCAGTCGCCGGATGTCTCAGAGCGGTATTTCTATGCCGCTTCATTCATCGTGGCACTGAATGAGGGATATGAGAAGAAGCACGCATTGGAGACCGGCGAACCGCCGGAACCATTAACCATTGATGTGGTGCTGTCTCTGGAAGAAGATGACTTCCTGACGCTTCTGAACGAAGCAACGGAAGCATTCAAAGCTGATGGCAAGCGTACTGTAAACGCACAGCCGAAGGCAGTAAAAAAAACGGCAAAGTCATCCAATCCCCCAAAATAACCATGAATCTGGCGTGGTACATCTTCTATGGCCTCAAACTGGGCTTATCCCGGAATGAGGCCATTAACACGCCGTTTGGGGAGATGTGCGATCTGATAGCCTGTTACCAGATTGACAACGGCCTGGCTGTGCCGGAGACAGTGAAACAGACCTATACGCTGATGGAAGCGTTGGAGATTTTGAGGTGATACCATGGCGGCAGACATTGGCGCAAAAGTAAAAATAGACGGATACGCGCAGTTTAAAAGCGAAATCCAGAACATCACCCAACAGCAGAAAACCCTTAAGAGCGAGATGCAAGCGGTTTCTTCCGCGTGGGATAAGAACACAAGCGCGGAGAAGAAGAACGCTGAACAGAAGCGCATCCTTAATCAGCAGATTGAAGCACAGGAACAGAAAGTTCAGAAGCTTCAAGAGGTGATGGAAAAGACCGCCGAGAAATACGGCGAAAACTCCCGCGAAGCGAATTCGTGGAAAGAAAAACTGAATCAGGCGACCGCCGAACTGAATGGGCTGAAAAGTCAGCTTGATGGACTTCCAAGCGGCGTGGAACTGCTGTCCCAGAAGTTCAAGGACGCGGGCGACAAGATAAGTGCCGCCGGGGAGAAAATCAAAGGCGTTGGCGAAGGGATGACCAAGTATATCACGGCTCCCATCGCGGCGATTGGCGCGGCATCCATTGCGGCGTTCAATGATGTTGACACCGGACTGGACACGATAATCACGAAAACAGGCGCAAGCGGCGAAGCACTGGAATCCATGCAGAAGAGCATGGAAAACATTGCCACCACCATTCCCACAGGATTTGAAGAGGCGGGTGCCGCTGTTGGCGAAGTAAATACAAGATTTGGCATCATGGGCGATGACCTGACCGACCTTTCCGGGCAGTTCATCAAGTTCGCGCAGCTCAATGGCACGGATGTCAGCGGAAGCATCGACAAAGTGCAGAGTTCCATGGCGGCATTCGGTCTGGACGCTTCTCAGGCCGGGGATGTTTTGGACATCCTCAATAAAGCCGGACAGGACACCGGCATTAGCATGGACACCCTTGCAAGCGCATTGACCGCCAATGGCGTGGCTATGCAAGAAGCCGGATTCAGCTTCGAACAGAGCGCGGGCTTTATTGCCAATTTAAATAAGAATGGCATCGATTCAAGCGCAGTGATGTCCGGGTTGAAAAAGGCGTTGCAGAATGCTACCAAGGAAGGCAAGCCGCTTGATAAGGCTCTTGCAGACTTGCAGAAGAGTCTGAAGAACGCCAAGAACGACACCGAAGCGATGCAGATCGC